ATATATTTATACTTAAAATAGTAGCAATATCAACTAAACTATCAGAATCTAACACTATTTTTAAATAATCAAACCCTTTAGCTTTCATGTTAAGCCTAAACGGTTGAGCATTATAAGACGTTGCAAAACTCCATTGTGCAAAATCTAATCTCGTAAATGTTGCTAAATTATAATGTATAGTTTGTGATAACCCAGTACCCTCGTTATTAGTTATACAATGTATACTTATTCTGCTTTTTAATGCAGGCTTTAAAGCTACCCAAACCTTAGACATATACTTTTTTAGATATTCTGCACCAAAATCATAAAAACCCATTTCCCAATTAGTCTCAATTAAAACACCGTTATCGTCTCTGTTGTAATCATCAAACTTCTCTATCGTTCCATTCGTGCCAAAATACATTACATCATTAACCACTATAAAACACGTTGCAGGAACATTGTTTCTGTTGTACCACGTACTATTCAAATAATTGTATACCCACACCTTAGAACCCACACAAAGCCAGTATTCTTTATTCTTTTGCCAATCACATGTAATGGCATTGCTTAAATCAACTAAATCTAAACTATCTTGGACTCTTTGGCTTATAAGGTTGTGCAATAACTGATACCTTACGTTTGTATTCTCCCACGAGTAAACACCATGATAGAGTGTTAGAGGTTTATCTTGTATGATTCTAACTTGATTAAAAGGTAAATTGCCTATTTCATCCGATAACTCAAACACTGGGAAAGTTGCAACAGTATAACTTCCTATTGTTTCTGCCGCATAATACGAATACATTGCTCCATTCTCAAAGTATATCTTCTGAATATCAGCCATTTTACATATCGAAGTAATTGCATATTGTCCATTGCCTAAATCATCATAACTATTCGCTTCAAAATACTCTGCACTCGGCATTTCGTTAGCAATTCCACTCCAAAAACGTCTATTTTTGAAGTTCTCATTGCCCCATAAGAATACTCTCGAGTCTGTTTCACCCGAATAATCCATAGCAAAACGACAATTTTCTATAAAACTTCTTTGTCCTGTGCCTTTAGTCCATCCAATATCTACGGAATCGGGTACATAAAGTGGAGGTGCAACAACAAATGTTACTATTCCAGTTGTTAAATCAACCGTATAATCAGTAGTTACAGTCTTTAAAACTCCACTAATATAGACAAAATCTAAACTTGTAATGTTAGTTTCTGCTAATTGATATGTTAATTCACTGGCATTTGGTGAGAATGTTTGATGTCTTAATCCATTTAATACATTAAGTTGGTCATAGAGTGTACCACCACCCTTAGGAGGTGTAGTAATCGCAATCAATGGACGATAACCTACAACATCTTTTAAAATAATTCCATCAAATGATTTATACTCGTGTCCATTTAATATATAAAGTTTACTACCAAAATCTTGGAATGAAGTAGGTGCATTAGTTAATGTGCCGATTACCGTAGTTGCACCCGTTGTTAAGTTGCCACTATATAAGAAACCATTATTAGCGAATAGAAAGAAGGATATTCCGCCTAGCTTTCCTTGCCACATGCCCTGAACGTTTCCAACTAAACCACTAAATAATGTCTTATAGCCCTCCATACGCTTTAGCTGTAACCCACTAGTAATCCTAAAACCTACCTGTTTTGAAGCTTCACCAAGTGCAAGACCATACTCTGAATCAAGATTTTCATTAAGTCCCAAAAACTTATTTATGGTTGTTGGAGGAATAGCAGTTGGGACATTTATACTAGCCATATAATCACCTCCTAATAGGTTTCAAATTCCTCTTTAGTCCCTTTAAACCCATGTGCCACATTGTAGTCATAACATTGATACACATCTATAATTTGTGTCGCTAAAACTGGTCTATTACTTAAAATTTTCATCTTTAATTCTTCAAATCTTTGATTAAAAAATGAAGCACTTGCAGCATCCTCAACTAAAAGTAAATGAGCTGATAAAAAATAAGCAGCACAATTAGGATAATCTATAACTAAAACATCATCCAAAGACTCTAAAGTGTCAGGAGTTGGCACCAATAATTCTATTGACATTTCAGATTGCCATAAATTTAATATTCCAGTTGCTCTAGCTTTATATATTCCTGTAGTTGCTCCATTAATAGCGCCAGTTGCTAGTGTCTCATCAATGAGGTCACTTGATAGCTTGAACACTTCTAATCCTGTATACATAAAATCTCTCCTTTCTAGTTGTGTCGTATTAACTTCCTATTATTTTAAGCTATGTTGCTATATTTCTTACTTATTCAAATATTTCCGGAACTTCAAGCAAGACTTGATTATACATTTTTAAATGTCCAGCCTTGTTAGGGTGTGTTCCTTCAACACTTAAACTAGCATCATGTGTAACTCCATCATTACCAACACTTGTTGCATAATTAAAATGAATTATATTATATGGTTTAGCATTTATATAATCATATACAGCTTGCATCTCTGTCATGTTTGCTGAACTTCCATTAGTAGGTGGACATACTAGTATTGGTATTGCTCCCGCTGTTTCGACTCTTGTTATAAGTATATCCAAGTTGGTTTGAAAATTCGCTACATTATGGTCCAATACAACATCATTAGTTCCTATTGCCAAGATAACATATTTAGGTGTGAACCTATCTAAATCTTGTGCTAATTTAGTTATTAAATCTGCTGTATCTCCACTTCCTCTACCACTAATAACACAATTATCATTTAAGTTCTTTCTTACCAAAGCACTCCATCTATCTTCATAAGTTGCAGTGTTATTATCTAGCAAAAATCCTTCTGTAATACTATCCCCGAGTATTAACACTTTAGCGTCTTTAGGCGCATTACATACATATTCAAATTTCTTAACTGTAATATCACCACTTAGGAACATTACTCCCGGGCCGCCCCATTGTTTACCACAGTAATTAGTATTAGTAACCGTACAATTATCAAACATTGCTGTATTACTTGCACCGGTCATAGCATCTTGGATCGTCAAAGAATGAAAGTTTGCATCTTTCGTATATGTGATGATATAGTCTCTACCCGCAACTATTGGAATTGTAATTGGTACAGCTAAATTTTCTACCGGTAATGCACCACCAGTCCACGCTTTATATAATTTTAAATTCATAGACGATAAGCTAACAAGTCCTAACCCACCATGCAATGTATGTCTTTTAAATAATGCAAAAGTTGATGTTATACCAGTTATCTTTATTCTTGCCCTTATTGTCTGTCTATCTAGTGTAGAATAAACATCCAAATAACATTGTGTTGCCGTTGTTCCTGTTGCTGGACTTTTCAAACCACCCGCAAACGTGAATGCTCCCGGATTAACCCAACCACTTGGCAACGATGGGAAAGTTGTATTAAGCAAAGAATATTTATCCAACTTCTTTAGTCCTGTTGAAGTTGTTGGTACATAGTTTTCAGTAAAACTAAAACTATTCATCATTCTTGTTTTGCTATATGCTAATAATATGTCGTTTAAATCCTTGTTATTTTGAAGTACATTACTCGGAGTTGCTACACTTACCATTGTTATTTTGATAGGTATAGTCGATGTAGTAGTAGCTGCTACTGTAGTTTTATTGACTCCTACTAATTCACCGGTAAATTTATATACGGTTGGGTAACCTGTTCCCGAATGATATCCAACAGTGGCCCCACCCGATGAAGGTTGATAAATTCCTAAATAGCAATTATCTAATGGTACTATTTGATTTATAGGAACTACATTCTCACCTACAATTAGTGTGGCTGCAAAATCTTGAATCAAGTTAAAGGTTCCATCAACATTTTTTGATGCTAATTTAACAACTATATTACCCGCCGTTAAACATTTAGTCTGAATTTGTGTTATGTTAGTTCCTTCGGTTAAAGCTATTCCGAAAAATCTTGTGTCTCCTATTACCATTGAATTAGTCATGGTTAATCCACTTGCTATATAATCATTTAGCAGCGTTTCTATTCCCGCCGTTCCTGTACTTGCAAACAAACTGTTTACATTAACCAAATCCAACTTCATTTTATTTAATTTACTTAAACTTATAACATCCATTTAGCACCTCCATTATATTAAATACCACTGCGTACCATCGCTAACATAGATATTATTTGTATCAAATTCGTAAAATTTATCAGTAGGCGCATAGTTCGTAATAGGAGAAGCAACTCTTTCTGCATTAGTACCGTAAAACATACAATCTCTATTATTAAATTGAATCATCTGAAACCCTCCTAATATAAAAATAAGAGGGAAATTAATCCCTCTATAATTATTTATCTTTCTTTTCTTCTTCTATTGTGTAACCTTCTCTTTTATATAATGAGGCAAGATTTTCATTGTCACAATGTATGACTATTTTTTTCTTGCCAACTTCCTTAATATATTTCAATTAAATCACTCCTATACTATTTTATGAGCATATAACGCATCTTTCTTAGTATCAAGTACAAAAGCATCATATCTAATACGACCTTCAAGCAATGCACCACTGATACCAGGAGCATCTGTATGAGTCTTGTAATCTTCTAACTTTTTAACCGATACCGTAGCACTTGGATGTGCAACTATAAATGCTACTGTAGCAGGCATATAAGTACTTGGAATTGGTACTAACTTAATACCATCTACCTCACCTATCTGACCGTTAATCATCATTTTCTGACCCAAATCAGAATTTTTAACGAATGATGGGTCTTGTTTAATAAGAGAATAAAAAGCATATGTGCACCAACAAATTCTACCGTTAACTGGTACTTTCTTATTTCCTAACCATTCAGTCGCCTTTAAGAAATTAGTATAAGCGTTAGAAGCGGTTAAAGCTACAGTTGCAGTTGCTAAATTAGTTATTGCAGCGGCAGACATTGCAGCCAGTCTATATACATCAACTTCAGGAATTATAACCTCGTCTGTCTGCATAGCAAGAGTTTTACCTGCTAACTCACCTAAAGGCGTATCTTGCATGGTCTTTTTATCAATAGTAATAGAATAACTTCTATCTTTCATAATTTTCATTGTTTGAATTGTAGTAGCTAGTTCTGTTGAAGCACCATATCTATTAACACCACTGATTGTGTAATCTACAAGTGCGGTAGTAGGTAAAGTATAAACATTAACTGTATCTACTCCTGACCATTCGTAGTCTCTGTTGACTCCTGCTTCTGTTAAAGATTTTAATTTAAATCTCTCTACAACTTTTGCGTCATATTTTGCTGCGTAATTTACTGCCATTTATAAAACCACCTTATTTATTTTATCGAGTCAAAACCTTTGCTAAATTCGTCTTCACTTGCTGATTCGTTAGAACCATGTGTGTTAACTCCTTTAGTCATAGGTGCTTTCTTTTTAGATGACTCATTTTGAGTTAGTACCTTTAATTTTTCTTTAAGTTCTGCATTCTCTTGTCTTGTATAAGCATCCACTAGTGTGGAATTGCCTTTATTAACTGATTCCCAAGTATCTTTACTAATTGATTCAGGTTTAACATCAGGAAACGCTTCAACAAAATCATTGTAGTTTTTCTGTTGTGCTGCATCACTAGCCTGTTTTGCTAATAGCTCTTTAGCTTGTTTAACTGTTGGATTATTTTCTATTGCTTCATCCATTTGCTTAACGTCAATGCCTTGTGATTCGAGGTCAGCGCGTCTCTGTTGCTCTTTCTGTTCTGCAATAGCACTATTATATTGAGTCTCGTTTGTAATAGGTCTACCATTCCATTCATAGCCTTGTGAGGTTATCCATTCGTCTTTAGCTTGTTGCTTTGCTTCATTGATTCTTTGAGATACTCTTTGTGTTTCCGTTTTAGTTTCCTTTGGTGTTTCCTCCACTTCTTCTACATCATCAGGAGCGACCTCGTCAGTAGTTTCAGTATCTTCTGTTTCAACCTCTGTACTATCTTCTGTATCATTATTTGTATCTTCTGTTTCAACTTCTGTATTAGTTTCTTGAGAGTCAGCGACGTTCTCGGTAGCACCATCTGCCACGTCATTATCAGCTATAATAAAATCACTATAATCATTCTCTTCCATGTTTTAAATCTCCTACGCACTTTTTACGAACGACTTTTCAGTGTGCATCTGTTTTGCAGTTCGGTAATACAAGACAGTTTAACGTCATGTTCAGGACATAGAAAAAACACACAGTTTGAAACCGTATGTTTACTTTGAAGCTTTGCCTTTAGTTACATTACCAGTAATTATTTTAACAATTTCTTTATCAGACAATTTCTTAGCCTTTTTAGTTGCAACTTTTTTAGGCTTTATTCCTGCTACTGCTTTTACTGTTTTAACTTTAATCTTAGAATTAGGGTTAGCTGCTACCTTAGGCAACACACCTGTTTTACTCATACTAAGCATTGCCATGAACTTCGCTTTCTTACTAGCCATTGATATTACCTCCTTGTGGTTGTTGAGCCTGTGGTTGGCTCTGTGCTTGTTGTGGTTGAAGCTTGCCTTGTTTCTGTGCTTCCATTAATTGATTGACTGCTTGCTCCATCTTAGCATCAGGCATTTTCTGTAACTGTGCTTGAATTTGAGGTGAAAGAGTTTTCATAAATTCAGCCATATTACCATATTGTAATTGTTGATGTGCCTGCTGCAATTGTTGAGTCTGCCCTTGAATATCTTGGCTTTGTTGACTCTGTTGCTGCATTTGTTGTTGTTGTGCCTGCTGTTGAGCCTGTTGTGCTTGCTGCATACCTTGTTGTTTCTTTTTCATAGCATCAAGCATTGTATCAGTTCTGTACTCGCTTGGTAATGCTTCTACAAAATCAATCATACTAAATAATGGGTCCTTCATATTAAGCAAATTGTTAAGCATCTGCACTTGTGCAATCTCGGACCAATATGTGCTGCTTCCTACATCACATTTAATTTTAAGCCATAAGTTTTTAAGCGTACTAAAATCAAAATTTTCAATAGTTTTATTACCATCTTTAGTAACTACAATAGGTCGTTCCATGTAATAAACGCTCATCATATCGACAAGTATTTGACCAATTGACTCAACCCACTCATACATGTTAGCTTTTGGACTTTCTAGTGGTACTGCTGATTGTTTTACAGAGGTTGCTATTGCTGCACCACTTGCTTGTTCAGGGTTTACGTCACCGCTTAACGAATCGGTTAAGCCTAAACACTCTTTAGTATATTTAATAGACATATCTATTACGGTTGTTATTTGATTGCTCATATTGCCAGCTTCTAAATAAGCAGCTGCATTACGTACGCTATCACCAGGAGAACTTATGTCAACACCAATTTGAGATCCTAGTCTATTACCAAACCTTTCGATTTTGGACTTATCATATATTAGTGTAGGGAATGCTACCATCATTAAGTTTTGCATTATCATAAAGAACATCTTATTAATAAATATTTGGTTGCTTATCATTCCAGTAGCGAGTGCCCTACCATGATATTGATTCTTTTGTTTTTCCCAACAGAATATGCTAACTGGATAATTAACTAAACCAGTATCTACGTCTTTAAACATATAAGCATTCTCTGTGCATTTACTCATTTTAATAGTTTTAGTTTTCTTATCATACTTATAAATAATTATGTATAAAGCCTTGCCCCATTCATCACCCTCAACCTCAATTTTAGCCATGTCTCCTGCTTCATATTGAGTATCGGTATCGCTTGTGACCTTGTCTTCTTCTCCGCCTTGTTTCTTATATTCTTTGGCTTCATCCTTTAAACTCTCCACCATGTCACGACCACTTATAATTACATAAGGTTGTATTTTAGTTGAGATAGTAGCATTGTTTGCATTGCCCAAGAAGATATTAGTACCGTCTATCAACTCAAACTCTATCTCGCCCATTTGCTCACCCAGCATACCGTTATAAGGTTTTGCTAAAGGATTAAAATACATGTGTGCCCCAACGTCCCCAGTTGTTGCAGCATCAGTACACGCATCACGAATTTTGTTTTCCATCTTAAATTTTTCAAATAGATTAGCTATTTCATTATTAGCAATTTCACTAGCATGTTGTTGTGCTTGATGTTCCTGTTGATTAGGGTCCTGTGGTTGTTGTGGTTGTGATGGGTCTTGTTGTGCCTGTTGGTCTACATCTTCGTTATACGCTAAAGGAGATAGCTTTATTTTAACTTTACTTGACATAATAAATGATACAAAGAATGTAATAGCACGTTTCATTATGTTAAATGTTGGTGTCGGTTGTCCATTACTCTGTACATTCCTCCATTGCTCCCCACTCACGAACGCAATATTTGTATTTACAGTATCATAATAAGGTGGATTTAAACTGTTATTGTATTTCACACCTCTTTCATAACACAACCAATCATCTGTTTTTAGTATATTATTATCACTCATTTATCTAACCTCTTTCCTAATGCTACGTTATAATCGAAATCAAGTATGTTCTGTACGCCCTGCTCACGCTTCTTCATCTCGTCTAGCTCTTGTTGTGTCTTAACAACTATAACTGGCTTATCTTTAAGCTTATAACCAATATAAACGCATAAAAAAAACACTGCCATTACGACAATACCGATTGCTATTCCTATTAACATTTAATATCCCCCTTTAAAAGAAGTCTTTAGGTATTCCATTGCCACACACATCATTAATCATATTATCGTACAACTCTTCTTTGCTCGGCTTATATATATCCTTAGTTGGTGCTATAACCGTTATACGCGGTCTACTCATAATGCCATATCTAACGCTTTCACATATATGCGTAATCTCATGTGGATTGTCTGCTGCATCCTCTAACTTTTTATCGTCATATTGTAATAGTGGTATATTCTTTATTGCATTAATACATGTACTAAAGAATTGAAGCCTTGGAGTTTCTTTATTAAACTGGTCTTTAACTGGTTTTAAATATTCTCTCATAGTTCGCCACCCTGGAATACGTGAGTTATTAGCCATACGCATATTACTCAATCCATTCTTTCGCATAACTTCCATGCCACTTTCACCGCTCTCCTGTCTTTTATTCCAAAGGTCAGGACTAGCAACTATATATTGTATATCATCAGTACCGGTTAATTCTTTTATTCTCTTTGCTGCTACACTTAATATTAAGTTAGGCTCGTGCATCTCTCTGTATATAGTGCAATATCCTTGAGTATCTACTGCCCACCAACACACTGCACACATATCCATACCATAATCAATGCTTATAAATCTATTCCAATTGCTTGGTATCTTATAAGGAGCAACTACGTGTAACTCTCTATTCCATTCACTAAAATATTGCCCCTCGAACGCATCCCAATCACCATATAACATGGCACGTTTACGCATTTCAGGTAAATTCTCTAAATTCTCTACATATTCAGGATTATTCTCCATCAAGTATTTATTTTCATATACAGTAGAGGGAATGAAACGGTAATTTTCTTCTTTCTCTTTATTCCTATACTCTTTATCTATAAATAATCTTTTCACCCAAGCATGACCAATGCCACCTGGATTACATGTAAAATACATTCGTGGTGTAAACCGTTCTTTCATGTTACCACTACTACGATTCGATTCCATTAATGTATCTTTCTGAAACTCCGTAAACTGTGTAGCTTCTTCTAAGAACTCAACATCATACGCTTGCCCTTGGTATTGAAGTACGTCTGACTCTGCAGCACAATAACCTAATTTGATACGTGCATTATTAGGAAACTGAAATTCTTTATTCTGTGCATCATACTTAGCAATCTCTTTTAACTCTGCCTGCAGGTTAAGAATATGATTCTCACGTAACTCCTGAAGAGTACGTCTGATAATGATAATTTGTATGCCGCTATAGTTTAAAGCTAATAGCACTGCTTTTCTTCTAGCTGCCCAACTCTTGCCACCTCCACGAGACTCAAGAACCCCCATAAGCGATATATCTATTCGTACTTTTAAAAAATTCTATTTGTTTTGGATAAGGTATACCTTTTAAACTTATAGTGGTCATTGGCATCACCTCCTCAAAAGTTCGTGTTTTACCCATAACGCGAACTTTAGCCATATGACTGGGTTGTAGAAAAACATCAAAATTATAATATGGATAAACTATACATGTGTTAACACTTTGTTCTTATATACACTGTATGTTCGTATGTTTTGTTACTATTTTGCCCAATCTGATAAATTTTCATCAAGTTTGATTTCTAAATTAGTATTTGTATTTTCTGTTTCAAGCTTTTCAGTAAATAAGCCTGCCATAGTTAATAGTATTTTTCTATCACTAGCACACTTGCTATCAGTTGTAGCAAACTTAAATGTGGCATTGACTACACTGCTAACCTTACTCTTTAACATGTCCATAGTGAGCGTATTGATGAGTGTTACAAAATCTTTCTTTCCCATAGCCTTGTACCATGTGTCTTTAGATGTTTTAGCAGCCTTACACCTTTCTTTTATATTCATACTAAATGAATCAGGGTTTAAAGCCACTTCAAGTATTCTTTTTTCTGCTGCGGTTGGTATATATTGGTCAGTTTCTTTCATAGCTTCATCTCCTTATACTGTATTTAAATAATTCATTACTTTGTTTGCTCTTTCAACAGAATAAAAATCCTTTTTATTATACCAATCTTTAAACATTATATTGCTTTTACTGGAATTGCATTTCTGACAACAAGGTATTAAGTTTTCTTTAGTAAAACTACCACCTTTGCTAAATGGTATAAAATGGTCATATGTCAATTTATGTTCTGTATCACCACAATAAGCACATTCATTATCAAAATAGTCTACTGCTGCTATCCACTCATTAGCGGATAATGCAAAATCATTTCTTTTCTCGTGTCTTCTCTGTTGTGCAAATTTAGTCATGGCTTGTATATCTGCTTGTTTCTCTTGTGCCAATATATTTAATTCTTTAATGTCTATTAATGATTCAATACCTATAAGCTTTATGTTAGGTCTTATACGTTTAATTAACCACGCTGCATGTTTTCTATCGCAATGTCTCTGTGACCTGATATAACAACTAATTAAACCTTTAACTACATATTCTATAGATAAGTCATTGCTCTCTCTACTGACTACATAATGTTGTATAAATAATTCTTGCTCGTTTGTTAACTCCACGCTCAAACCTCCTGTCTATTTAATGTAATAGGTAAAACCATAATTAACGTATAACGTCATT